TAATGCTGCAAGTTCGTCTCCTGTAACTTCAGCAAATTCTTTCTTTTGAAATCCTTCTAAAAGATTTCTTTCTTGATCTGTTAGTACTGCTTTAGTACCTGATCCTGCCATACCAGATCTGTATGTTGATAATGTATTAATTTTTTGTCTATATAAAGGTAGGTTATCATATGTAGCATAACCTTCTCCTCCTGCAGCTTTATCTGCAAGAGCAAACATTACAACTACATTAGTATCGTCTTGTATGTCATTCATAAGATCTGTTACTGCATCTTCTCCACGATAACCTTTACCTGTTTGTCCTTGACCATGTAGTAATTCGTAATCAAGATCTTTTTTATGATATTTATACATACCTAATTCATCATATCCATCAACGTAACCATAACGAAGACCTCTAGTACTTCCTACATCTAAAAACAGTTCTCCACCTATATTTATTTCTAATGCTTGTTCCATAGAAGAAACATATGATCCAATACTAGCTGATAATTGTGTAACTGCGTCAATATTATCATCGCTTCTTTTTTTAGTCCAAAAACCACCTACTAGTATATCAGACTCTTTATATTCAGGATTATCAAAGTTAATAGCTGCCTCTGCAACTTTATTAGAAGGAGGACCACTAAATGCATCTACTAAGCCTGCAGCTAAAGCTACAAATGCTAAAGGTGTTGCATACGCTGCTAGAGCTCCACCAAGACCAGTTGCTCCAAAACCTGCTGTTGTAGATAAACCAAATACACCTGCATTTATCATACCTCCTACACCTGCAGCAGTTCCTGCTACATTAGCGACACTTGGTCCATTTTCTATAAGATCGTATAAAGAAAGAGCTGTACCTATTGTTGCAAGACCACCTTTCCAACTAAATAATCCATCATTACTTACTACATTACCACCTATAGAGTTACCTGCTTCTAGTTGAGTTTTTTGTGCATTTGTTATATTTACAGTTTGAGTTGCACCATCTGCATCTTTAAAAACTGCATAATGACTTGCATCACTAAGACCAGTACCATATCTAGTAATTATTTCTGCGTTTGCAGGTATACCTTGAAGATACGAGTTAGCACTTATTACAGTTCCGTCAGCTATAGCCTTACCTACAGTATCTGCACCACCTAAAGAGGTAATAATATCCATTGTGCCATCAGCTAATGTAAGTTGTCCATTAACAATAGAAGATCCTGCTAAAGGACCTGTTTTAATTGCTGTTGCTGCTTTATCAAAACCTAAAAACTCACCTAAAGGATCAAATATATTTTCTTTACTCCAGTTGTAAACTGATTCTGTAATTTTACCATTATTAAATAACTTATCTAGTGCTGCAACTGTTGTAATGCCTGATAACAATTTTTCTCCAGTACTTGGTTTTGGTGGAGTGCTACCTGATCTATCTACGCCAAAGCCTGGCATATTTTCTAAATCAACGCCTGTATAATTACCACCTACAATGCCTGTAGTTCTTGGACCTGTAGCTGTTATCTTTGTATTAGGATTAGTTACTCTATAATCTTTACCTTCTGGTGTTGTAAGTGTTCCTTTTGTTACAGGTTCTAAATCTTGTGAAAAATAATCATTTAAAGTTTTTTCTTGTTGACTGTATCCCCCATAAGTAGTTTCTTTTTGTACACGTTCTAGTGCAAAATAGTCTTCAGGTTTAAATGTTCCTGTAATTTTTTCAGTTCCTGGTGTAGCATTCTTATAGCTATACTCTTCAATCATACCTGTTTCTGAATTATACCTTCTACCAGAATTACCAAAACCTACTGCTTGAACATTCATAATCACATTATCTTCTAACCACTTATTTATTCCTTCTTCAGTGTAGTTATATTTGCCTGTACCTGTTTGTTCATCATACTTTATAGTAGACTCTCTACGTGCAGGAGTTGTGGGTACTCTAGGACCACCTGTTGTTATTTTAGGAGAACCACCCTCATTATATCTAGCTACAGTAGCACCTTTACTAGCCATTACTTCATCTGTTTGTTCTTTTACATTTTTAACTACAGGTGTGCCATCTTCATCAACAGGTCTTATCTGTCCGTTGTCTTCTAGTTCATCTAAAGCGTTTAATGCTGTTTTACGCATGTTTTCATATTTAGATAAACCATGGTAACGAACTACGTTAGCAGGGACTACTAATTCACCTTCAGATATCATAGCAGGTATATCATCAGCTACTTCACTTTCTGTAGCACCTGGTGTATCATCAGCATTATCTGCTAGGCCACCTTCCATAAATTTTTGTATATCTATAGAACCGCCTTTAGCCATAGCAGTTAATTCTTTTTCATATAAACCTAATTGCTGTCTTTCTTCTTCAGTAAAAAATCTATTATATACTTTACTACCTTTTTCACCTGAGTATCTATCTAGTGTTCCTAAATACTTTCTATATTCCTTTGCATCAAAATCATTCATAGCTCCTAATGTATCTTCCCCTAGTAAACCATCTTCTTTAACTTTTAGATATTTTTGTAAGTCTTTAATAGCTCCTGCATTTTGTCCTGTGTAACCTGCATCCATAAATAATAGTTTAGCAGCTTCAGGACTTACATCTTCTAGTTGGCTTAAATCTCTAAATTTACTAGGCTTACCATCTGAAACATTTTGACCTGTATATTGTCTATACATAATTTCTGCTACTTTTTCGTCTGTTAATGTGCCTTGTCGTATTTCTTCAGCAAGTTCTGGATAAGAATCTATATGTATTCCTTTAAATGCTTGATTAGTTTCTTGGCCGTCTTTATCACCTGTGCTACCTTCAGCAAATAACCATTGTTTCATCATTTCAGTTTTAAAGTAATCACTAGGTGTAAATTCTTCTTCGGTTACAGGCATTGCACCTTCGTTTGCAGCAAGTATTTTTTTTGGGTTTAATAGTTTTTCTATATCAATAGAACCTTTTGGACCGCCTGTAGATGCTTTTTTAACCCCTTTTTTTAATGCACTATCCATTTGTTTTTTTTCAGCAGTATCTGGGCTAACTATAGATGGGTCTTTTAAACCGTCACCTTCTCCTTCACCTGGTTTTTTATTTAGTAATGTTTCCATTTTTTCCCTCTTTAGCTTTTTGTATTACTTCATCCCTGAACGTAGCAAATCTTTGTAACTCATGTATGCTACCTTGTATTTGTATTATCTTGTTATGGTCTGTTTCTCTTATAAGATTTTTTACATGAGACTTAATTCTTTCTTCTGCATAATCAAATAAAGCATCTATAGATTGTTTATTATTAGCTACTACTAATAGTTTTCTAGCTACTTCTGGACTCACTGTATTTCTCCCTCACTAGGTGGCCTTCCTGAAAAGCCTGGCATTCCTGGTTCAGGTGCTCCGCCAGGACCTATTTGACTATTACCTGTACCTGCAGGACTAGTTGGTGGAACTGTTCCTCCTCCTTCTGGTGGAGGTGGTGCTCCTGCCCCTGGTGGTTGTTGTGGTGGTCCTTGCATCATTCCAGATGCTTGCATAACTTTAGCTTGTCTTAAAGCTTCTCTTTCATCATTTACAAACTTCTCAGCATCAAGATCAAATGAGTGTGCTATCTCTCTTAGTATTACTGGGAACTTTACAAAAGGTGCTAGTGCAGGATTAGAACCAATTTGCATAAGTTGTAATAGTCTTTGACTTCTTACTTCGTTACGCATAAGGCTTTCTGTACCTCTAGCTTTTATTTCTATATCGCCTTGTACATCAGGATCAAAATCAAATTGCTGATTAAAGGCATAGAAAGATTCACCTAGTGGTTGTAATAGATAGTCATCTATATTTTTAACCACTGTCTTAATAGATATCTGAGCTGCACCCATTAGCATAGATATCCCTGCCGCTGTTCTACCAGTTCCTTGTATTCCAGTCTGACCATGTGAGAAAGACGGAATGCCTGTAGATTCATCGGACAAGGCTCTTGCTTTATCAAACATCATCAAATTCTGAGAAGATACATTAGGATACTGTGTAGCAAATAGTGCTTGACCAGGTGCTCCACCTTGTCTCCTAAATATCTTACCAGGGTATACTTCTAGGTCTTGACCTGGTACGAGATTTGTTTCATCAATCTCAAATATCAGGTTACCCGATAGAACAGCATTATCAACAGCCATTCGCATAAAGCCGTTCATTAGCTGTTGTGTATCTACCATGTTTTCTGCTAACCCTACTCCAAAGAAAGAGTAAGGGTTTAACTCATAAGGAGCAGCAAAATAAGGAATACGGATAGGCATAAAAGGATTAAACGCCAACCGTAAAATTTTGTTGTTACAAACCCAAGCGTTGATTTGAACCAAATCCACATCTGAGTATTCTCTAGGTATATCCAAGCCTGCGTCTTCTGCAACTGTTCTATCAATGTTGCCCCAAAACTCAAAGACTTCGTAGCGATCAACGCTAACATTTGTCGAATCATAGTCATCTAAATCATCCTCCCACCATTGTCTGGTGTAATTAGTGCCCATCTCGATACATTCGTCTAGGGCATCTTTATCAAACAGAGGGCGATTTTTTAATGCCCTCATATCAGCATGGTTTAATTTATGTCGCTGAATCACATATTCTACTTCATCCATATTGTTTGCTGCAGGATCAGGATAAAAATCCCAACAAGAAACAAAGTCTAGCTTAGGTACTGTCTTAATTTCAGGTGTGTAAGTACCATTACCTTCTTCGTCTTGTTCCCATCTAGGGTATTCTTTATCTTGAGCAAACGGTCCTTTTAGTATTCCTGTACCAAAAAGTGCCATCTCAAAGGCTGCTGATCTTAGATGTTTAGAAGCTGAAGATTCTTCTAACTGATCTAATATCTTTTTTTCCATAGTACGTGCTGCTTCTTCTGCAGGATGATATGTAATAGATGTAGGAGTAACTCCTGCACCTTCTTTTAATTCTAAATCATCTGCTAAATCTTTTAATGCTCCTAACTCTAGCTCTTCTTCTTTAGAGCCTGGTGGAAATAAACTACCTTGATTAGGATCTTCTTCAGGTGCTGTTGGGTTTTTAGGATCAAAGTGTACAGCTTCTTCTACACCAGAAGGTACTCTTGTTGCTTCTACCCCTAAAGGAAATTTTTGTCCTGCGAATAGTACATCAATGATTTGACCATACGCTGCTGTAACTTTTGTTTTTGTAACTTTTAAAAATACTTGGCTTTTTTCTGTTTCAGTAAACTGTGTCTCTGCACCATAAATACCTCTATAGTTTCTATAAGAGTCCATCCATCTTGCTTCTTGAGAATACCTAGAGTCACTAGAAGACTCATATTTGTTTTTTATATACGAGGCAAGAGTATCTTGCTCAGTATCATCTAATTTCATTTCTATTTCTGTTTCTGTACTTTGTTCTTCAGCCATGTTTAATATCCAAATACTTGATCAGCAGGTGTCCAAGGTTTCTTCCAATCTGTGTTGGAAAAGTCATACAATCCCCTAGGGGTTGGTCTAGACATAATGCCATATCTTAGTGCATCATATCCATGGTCGTAATCTATTTTAGTGTTTACATCTTCAGGGTTATTTTTATCTAAAGGTATCTGTGGTAATTCTGATATAAGTTTAACACAATTTGAAAAAAATTCAACCCCTGCTTCGCCTGTTTCTTCATCTACTCTTAATAGTCTATGTAGCTCGTTCTTTCCTGCTATCCTACTTCCTTTACTTCTATCGGACTGTCTCCATCGACATCCTCGTAATATCATTGTTTCTGCAATCGAAGGACCTGTTTGTCCTCTATTATGCCAACACGATGAGTCAAGTACACCATACCATATCTTATCATCTTGTTCTCTTTCTATACCTAGTATTAATTCTGCTAGTTCATCTGCTGTTTTTTTCTGTACATAAAGTTCTCTATATACAATTAATTTATTATCTGGTCTTACTGCTACCCATAAACACGCTGACCAACTTGAATAACCATAGTCACATGTTCTAAATCTTTTCCATGAAGTAGGAACATTATAAGGTGCTACTACATGTACATCTCTGTTAAACTCAGTGAACGCTGCACCTTCTGCAATGTCCCATGATCCTTCTAATAGTTGTTGTCTTTGTACTTCTGGTAAAGATAACAAGTTAGCTTCGTATTCTCCTGCCTCAGAAAGGTAAGGATTATCTGTTAGTTTAGCAGGTATAAACCTTCTTTTAAATAAAGGCTTGTCTGCTTTTTCGTGGGTTTTAGGATAAGTTAGTACTTCTCCATTTTGTATATCTGTTGCCCAAAACGATGAGTTATAAGGTGCAGGATCAATAAACATCTTCTTAACCCACATATGACCTGGACCGCCTGGGTTTGTAGTGCCTCTCATGTACGTAGGTAAATCTTTATCTACAGTACGTAAACGAGAACGTAAATAATTCCAAGCATATGGTGTACCATACTGAGTAAGCTCATCTACACCTATCCAAGTAAACGCTTGTCCTTGATATCTTAGAACGTCTTTGTCTTGTTCAAGATATGTCATCCATATTCTAGCACCAGAGGGAAATGTCCATAAAGACTTTCTTTCACTCCACTTAGCTCCAGGAAATACTCTTGGATATAGTTCCTGACTCTTTTGTACCAACTCTCTTAGCTCATCATTTGTTCTTCTAAGTAGAAGAGCACTATGATTAGGATGGTTGCAATAACGCAACACATCTGCTAATAGAGCGTAGGATTTACCGCCACCTGCTGCACCACCATATAAAACTTCTTTTTCATTAGATGCTAAGAAGTCTGTTTGTGGTCCACTGTTTGGTTGAAATACAATATCTCTTTCTTCTTCGATATTATGTAGATCATCTTCTACAGTATCAGTCTCGACTATATTAGCCCTAGGTGGTGGCTTCCTTTTGGATCGAATAATTTTGTGCTTCCCTGATGAGATCTTCTTGCGTCTCTGACCTTGTCTTGGCTTTAACTCGTTCCCATCTGATGTTTGCTGCTTTTTTATTTCGCTCACTTTCATCCTTCTTTAACATTTTAAAAAGAGCAACATGTGATATAGACCTTCCACTATTTGCTGATAACCATTTAGCTACTTCACGTAGACTAGATGTTTTAGCATGTTGTTTCGCTATATCTAATAATTCTTGTTGTTCTGGTATGCTTCTTAATAAGTCTTTTGAGTTTTCTACAAGTTCCCAACCAAACGGAACAGTAGAACCTAGTTTTCTTTTATATTCAATTTCCATCTACTTCTTCTTCTTCATTTTTAGAAGGCAGTATAAACAAACCAGATGGAGTGTTTACTTCTATCTTCTCTTGCTTTACTACGCCTGCTCTATCCAATACATCTTTTGCTGCAGTAAGTTTATCTCTATTACCTAACTCAGTAGGATCATCAATGATACCTGTTATTGCAACTGCTGCTTTAGGTGCATGCATGGATAAATATTCTTTTGAAGCTTGTAATATTTCTTCGTTAAGATTAGCTGTAACATCTCTCCAGGTAGTGTTAGGACTATAGCCTGCTATGTCCATTGCTAGTCTATGATCACCCATTGCTTCACCAAATAAAGCATCTATAAATTTTTTCTGTTTTTCTGTTAGTTCTTTTGACATTTAGAATCCTGTTGAATACTCTTCTACAAAAGCAGTAACTGTTATATCGTCAGCTGCTCCTGCTGTTGCTGATAAAAGATCTCCTGTATCAAAGTAAATAGGAGAATCAGATATAACTAAAAAATCATTTGCAGCTATACTTTTAGCTCCTGTAAGTGCAAAGTGAGTAGTAGCTGATGCATCATAAAACTCTAACTTAACTGTAGCAGCAGAAGATGCATCTACATTTGCTATCATTATTGAAGTAATAACAGCACGAGATAAACTAGGAGTTGTATAAATAGTTGTCCTATTCGTAGTAGATAATGCTACTGACTGTGATTTAAATGTAGGTATAGCCATTTATTTTTTAATACCAAATAAACATTTCTTACCAGTAGGAGAGTCTACTTTTAAAGCTCCACCACCTTTTCTATAACCAACATGCATAGTTTGTCCTGTACTAGTAGCATGTGCCTTAGCTTTTCTCTTACCTTCGTCAGTATAAGAAAACTTTTTATCTCCAACCATTGGCATGGCGTTTCTCCTTTACTCAGTTTTTTC